CTCTGGAATTGTTTTTCTTATTATCCTTCTGTTCATCGTTGGGATATATTAGACGGACAAGCCGGTAAGTATATCGGAAAAGACAAGAAATGGCACCCTGGAAAGTATTTATTTACCGTTGACTTTGCACATCCAGATAGTAATATACTTGACACTGATCATTCAGAGATACCGCACGAACATAAGTGCGCACACATAATTGCCTTAGATGATGGTAATTTTGCTGCACAACCTAACAACAGATGCATATGGGATATACCTTCTTTCACAGTGAAAGATAGTACTCCTGACTGGAAAGTGCAAACCTCTGAGTGGAATGTAGAAGATAGTAGAGCTTGGCGTACAGAAGATACGGATAAGTTCTTCTATGAAATAGAGGAGAAAAAAAATGATTAAAAAAACTTTAAAATGGGTTTGGAATATAATTTGCTGGCCCTGGAAAAAATTTATAAAGTGGGTTTGGTCTAGTTAAATGACCACTTGCAAGACATGTTTTCATCCTTGTCATTGCGGTGAAGATAATGATCTTCACGCAGATGAATATGGTGTGTGCACCTGCGAAAAGTGTACTTGCAAAAGAACTTACAAAAAAGAAAAAGATCACAGTACGGACATAACATACGAAAATGAGTAACAAACCATTAGATATAGGAGAAGAGGCAAGAGTACAGATGCCGATGAAGACGGTAGCTAGCCTAATTTTTTTAGTAGCAATGGGCGTGTTTGCATATACAGAGCTGACTGCAAGATTAGTATCGTTAGAGACATCAAGAGAATTATTTGAAAATGATTTACTTAAAAAATCTGAACAAGTGCCCACGGATCAGGAGCAACATTTTTTATTGGAGGATTTGTATAAGTCTGTAGAGAAAATGGAAAAGACTCAAGAAATGAATATGACAAACAAAGTCAATATAGAGTTTTTAAAATCACAATTAGAAAAAGCATTAGCTGACATTGAAGAATTAAAAGATAAGGTAAGAGCAAATGGAAACGGTCATCAGTAGTGTTGTAGCACTTTGTATGTTTATAGGAGGTGTTCTCACAGAACACAGAATACAGCCTGCAATGTCGGATTGTTTAAAAGGAAAAAGAGTTGCGGAACGTACAGCAAATGATAATATTAAGTATATGTGCGGAAAGGTAAAAGTTGAGCTTGAAGAAAATATCGATGGATCTAAAGCAATTAAAAAAATTATAGATGAATCTAAGTAGAAATTTTACCCTTTTAGAATTAATCAAATCGGACACAGCTGTTCGTAAGGGAATCAATAATAATCCAAACGCAGGTCAAATAGAAAAACTAAAAGACTTGTGTGAAAATATTTTACAGCCCGTCCGGGACCATTTTGGCAGAGTAAAGGTCACATCAGGGTTCCGTAGCGAAGATTTATGCCTTGCCATAGGGTCGAGTCGGGACAGTCAACATGCAAAAGCTGAGGCGGCTGACTTCGAATGTGTTGGAGTCGATAATGCTGAGGTCGCTGATTGGATCAAACAAAACCTTGAAACAGATCAGCTCATCCTTGAGTTCTATACTCCAGGTGAACCTAACTCAGGGTGGATACACTGTAGTTGGATTCCAGAAGGTAGACGTGAGCAGTTTATGCATGCGTATAAATCAGAAGGTAAAACTAAATACAAACCAATTATAGGAAAGGCGAAAGATATAGTATGAGCATAATAGATAAGAAATCAGCAAAATTATTTAGTAAAATAGATACAGTACACGGTAATTGTGAAGAATGTCAGGAAGAAACAATTTTAGTTGCAATTGTTTCAGAATTTTATAGATGTACTAACTGTGGCCATGATACAAAACAACATATCAATGGCAGAATCAGATATCTTAAATTAGATGAGTCTGATAAGAAATGGATAAAAGATAATTATATTGAATAATGGCTAAGAAATTTAAAGACCATATTGTAAGGGACAAGCCTAAGAAAAGAGGTGCACGTCAGCACAAGAAAAATAAAAATAAACACGAGAAGCGTCAGAAAAAACAGACGAGGTACAAGGGACAAGGAAAAGGATAGTTTGTCTCTCATACCTGAAAATTTTATTTTTGTAAAAAAATACAATAATATCAATAGTTTAAGAGAAAAAGTCTTAAAATATACAAAAGAAGACTGGCACAAATACGACTACAGACAAAAAAATTATATGGTCCATATGAATACAAAGACCATACCTTTGATATGGAATGAAATGGATAAATACAATCAAAGAAATTTAGAAAAAGATAATAGAAAGTTTTGGCCTGAAGCAGATAATTATAAAACAGAGTTAGATTCTCTCTCACAAATTTTTACAGAAAAATACGGTGAAGGTTTTATTACAAGCGCATTGTTGATTAACCTACCTTCTAGGTCTATCATTGGTCCTCATGTAGATAATCAAGATACTTATTTTGATCTTGTTAAAAGAACTCATTTAGCTATTATCACTGATGATGAAGTAAGATTCATTGTAGGAGGTGAGGATAAAAATATAAAAGAGGGTGAGATATTTGAAATTAATAATAATCAAAAACTACATGAAGTTAAAAACAATTCTGAAATAGATAGGATTCATTTATTAACTGATTGGTTAACTATAAAAGGAGAAAGAGATGAATGAGAAGAAACTAACATTAAAAGCAACAGGCGTTACTCAAAAACAATGGGGCGTACTTGTTCTTGAACTTAATATACTTAAGAAAGCATGGAAGAGTTATGGAGTTGATATTGACCTATCGGGTCATGGAGTTAAATCTATAATAGAGAAAGGTACAAGAATATATGAATTTAGAGGAGCTGACGAAAAAACTAAACGAACTGGCAGTTCTATATAATAAAACTAAAAAACTTAAATATAGAGAACAATGGTACGCGCTACTTAAGCGGGTAGCTTAGGTTTTCTTGGTGGGACAGTAATGTCTGGAAGTTTTATTTCTCTACATTCAAATTTGACAACAAGTTTATTTTTTTCAATATGGTTTGCATCAACATTTTCAAGTTTTTTTAATTCCATATAAGTTTTTTGAGCAACTGCATATCCATTTAATACGCAATCATAATGCGTTTCAAAACCAGTTTTTATTGAAAAATGACTAGAAGGACATTGTCCTGTAATCATTGAACATAAATGTAATACAATTATAAATTTAGTCATTGACTCCTGTTGTAATTTTAATATATAATCCTATATGTCAGAAATAACTTTGAAAGGATATAATAAATGACAGATATAAGCAAATACAAAAGTATAGCAATTGATCATGACTGCTATAATAAACTAACAAAACTATCAAAACATCTCGCTCCCAAGCATGCCAAATTGTCTAGGGCACAAGTCGTAAGAGTATTAGTCGAAGAAAAAGTGGAGAAGTTAAATGGCAAACTTAGATAAAGAAATATGTCCCGTGTGTAATGGGAATGGATATGTATTATCGGGTGAAACATTTTATCAATGTAGTTACTGTGAGTCTCAAGGCGAGATACCTGTTCGAGAAGCGAGTGTCGAGGAGCTGCAGAAAGTAATTCAAGAACTTCAAATACATAGAGGAGTGTTGCAAGCGAAAGTAAAACAACAAGCTTCAAAGATTGCAGAACTTGAAAACTATTTAAATGTTCAAGAGTTTAAAAAGAATTCTTTACAATGATATCGGAAATTGATTGCGCATACATTGCAGGACTCTTTGATGGTGAAGGTTCAATACACATAAGACGTGGTATTGAAAAAAAGAAAAAACACAAAGGTAAACCTGGATACAGATTTTCTAATTCTATGCGTATCAGTATGGAGATTACGATGACAGACAAATCTGTTTTAGTTTGGGTCCATGAAGTATTGGGTGTTGGAACTTTAACACCTAAGAAAGTAAAAGGAAATAGAGTTGATGGTACACCTTATCTTAACCAGTATAGATGGCGTTGTACGTTTCGTGATGCTTATCGTGTGTGTTGTATGCTTTGGCCTTTTGCTCATACAAAACTACCTAAGATACAAGAAGTAATAGATCATTACTCAGATAGTAATATAGTTGATTTAACAGAGTACAGAGTAGCAAAGGAGTTAGACCTTTGAACTGTTGGCATTGTAAAACAGAATTAATATGGGGTGGCGACCATGATACAGAAGATAATGAGGACTATGATATTGTTAGCAACTTATCATGTCCTAAATGTCATTCAGCGGTTGATGTGTGGCATCCATCAGAGAAATTAATAGAGGAGTATAAAAAACATGAAAACGATAAGTAATAAAAGATGGAATAAGAAATACGGGTTTAGATCAAAAAGGAGAAAGAAATGAAACTGAAAGATAATGTAACATTGACTGAAACAGTTGAGAAGTTAAACAAAAGAAATGTTAAGTTACTAAAACAAATCAAAGCTCATGAGGAAGAAGTTATAGAACTGAATGAGTATATTGATTCTTTAGAAGCACAGATTGCAGACTACAAAAGAAGATTTGTACCTGACTTTGATATGCTTCAAAAAGGTGGTGAGTCGGTCCCAATATCTGATTTAAAAATTATGTCAGACAAAGCGAGACGTTCTATGGCTAAGAGATTCCTTAAGAAATATGGTGAGGAATGGGTTAGAATTAATATCTTGGAGAATGAGGATTTAAAATAATGCCTAGAAAGTGTTACGTTAAAAAAGAAATAAAGATAAGCAAACATAAATTTTTATTAGAAATTTATTTAAGCTTAGAAGGGCATAGAGACCTCTGTTGGGAAGTGTTTCCATACAATCACCAGGCGTCTTTGTATGCTTTTGAAAATAAACAAAAAATAGAAAACATAGTAGAATCGAGACATTTATATGAACCTAAAGTGGAATAAAAAATATATCTACCCTACATCAACAAGGTCACTGTTAAATGATGAGAGAGTCTATGACGTATCTCAAGAAAAGTTACCAAGTGTTACAACTATATTATCAGCAACTCAGCCTCAAGATAAGTTAGAATCTTTGGCTAAATGGAAAGCTAAGGTTGGGGAAGTTGAAGCGGATAGAATTAAGAATACTGCAGCTAATAGAGGAACTATCATGCATAGCATTTTAGAGGGTTATATACTTGAAAAAGAGGTTCTAGACATGACTGAGGCGGGCGTACAAGCTCATTCGATGGCTAAAACGATCATCGATAAGGGTTTACCTGATTTAGAGGAAATATGGGGCTCTGAGGTGGTTGTAAGCTATCCTGGACTGTATGCCGGTGCAACTGATCTAGTTGGGGTTTATATGGGACGTGATAGTATAATAGACTTCAAGCAATCGAACAAGCCTAAACGTATCGAGTGGATAACTGATTATAAGTTGCAGATGGTGGCCTATGCGATGGCTCACAATTATGTACATGGCTCTGAGATCGAGCAAGGAGTTATATTGATGTGTACTCCTGATAACTTCTTTCAACGATTCATAATTAATGGCTCCGAGTTTCGAGCACTTAGTCACGAGTGGCTGGCTAGAGTTGATGCTTATTACAAGGTTCGAGCAGCTAGAGGCGAGAGTCGAGAAACGGGGAAAAATGAGTAAAATTAATTTGTGGAACTTTTGTGGAAACCACGAAAATTTTGTGGAAAAAGGGTTTTACTTTAGAATGATTCTAAACTTTAGGCTAAAATCTGCGTCAGAATGTGCCATTTTCCACATTTTCCACATTTTTTTTCGACGAAATGTGGAAGATTTTGTGGAAAACAAATTCAATGATTTCAATGCTTTAAGAGTAGTTTTTTTGATTTCCACATTTTCCACAGCGTTTCAGAAATATTTTCAGAATTTTTATATTTATATATATTTATATCTTATAGAGTGGAAAGGAATCAGCTATGAATAAAAAATCAAAATATAGACATGTAGTGCTTAAGAAGAAGAAATATTACTTCTACAAAATAACATGGGTTGATATTTTAGGTGATAGCGGGCATGCTACGGCTCATGAGTTTAGTGGTATGATGCCTTCAGTAATGGTCACTAATGCTTACCTATATGAAAGAGATTCTAAGTGTATAAGAACGTTTGCCAGTTACGATGAGGCTGATGGTTTATTTTCAGATCGTAATGTATTTCCTAAAGGTTGTATTGTTAAAATGGAAAAAATATTATTGTAATGAAGATTCTGGCTCTTCTGGAATGGGTTCTTCAAGTAACTCTTGGTCTGTTTCTTCTATGGTTTCTATTTCATCTTCCGGCTCTGATGATAGCTCTATTTGCTGTGGTTCTTCTGTAGATTCACCTTCAATTATTTTGGAATGGTCGTCTACCATTTTTTCTAATTTAGACATTAACTGATCTCTGTCTAGTTCATCTATCTTACCAGTCTTAATCATTTTCCTGTCAATGTAATATCCGGCAACCTTTCCTCTGGCTACTTCCATATTACCCGCTGCAGAATATGCTCCCTTCTTCAACGCCTGGTCACGTATTTTTGCAAGCTGCTCAAGGTGCCTGTCCATAGTAACTTCGTACTTCTTCCTGGCTTCCTCGCGCAGCTCACCAATGTACTTAACTACAAGAGGGTACAATTTAGGATTAGTTAATTTTGAAGAGGCGACTCTTGCTGCAAGGTCAGACCCTGGGCCGTAGCCAGCTTCTTTTGCACACTCCCAAGCATCTCTGCTTCCGTCGTTGTACACAATAAGCTCAGCGAATTTTTTCTGCTTCTCTGTCAATCTTTTAGGTAATCCCATGTTTGACTTTTACCCTAACATTTTATAAAAGGCAATACATGAGAGATACAAAGAAATTAACTGAATATGCAGAGCAGGCTAAACGAAAGTTAAAAGAAAATTACTTATTTAAACACCTGGTTAAGGCTGTTGAATCAGGAGCTAATGGAACACTGAAGTACATAATTAAATCAGGTCCAGGCAAGGGAAAGGAACCAAAAAAATAATGTACGTAAGACACCTTCAAGAATATCTTGACAAATTTACAGATGGTACTAAAGGCAACGCCGTAAGCAATGCTACGATCTATATGGATAATGGCAGCGGAAATATTTTCCCGATTGGTAAAATTGAAGTTCAGGAATCGACTATAATAGGCAAACCTTCTGTTAGAGTTGTGATCAAACCAGACCTCAAAGATCAGATACCAAAACTGAAAAAATTCATACTTACATAGGCACCTGTTAGGGTGAATATTAATGAAACCTGAAACGAAATTTTGGCATGAAATTAAGAAAAATACTAAGCAAATTAGTTGGACTAGACTTGAAAACCTTAGTGCTTTTGGTACTCCCGATCTATTGGGCTATAATACTAATAGGCACTTTTTTACATTGGAGCTGAAGGTAACAAGAGCTAACAAGATTAAGTTCTCACCCCATCAAATTGCCTTCCATATTAAGCACCCACAGAATACTTTCATCTTAGTTTCTCGCCTCTTGTCTCGAGGCTCAAAACTTTTTGAGAAAGAAGAAGTTTACTTGTACAGAGGAAAGAGAATACAGGAGCTTGTCGCTTGTGGCTTGAAGCTTGATGCTTGCCGCTCAGGTCTTGATGCTTGCGTCAATCACTTGACCCGGCTTGGAGCTTGACGCTTGTTGCTTGAGGCTTGAAGCTTTCGAACCAACCTTGCTTGAGGCTTGCTGCTTGGAGCTTTGGCCCGGACCAGGTGCACGCTGTACCCCGCCGTCGCGGGTTCTCCAGCTAATGACCTGATCCGAATTAGAAGAAGGTACCTTGAGCTGAGCCCGTGCTTCTTCCTTATCCCTGGGGATTCTGTAAAATTTTGGATGTTTGAAAACAAATGTCATTTAAATTTTTAGTGTTTACCATAACTAACATTTTTTATATCTTTATTCCAGCATGCTCGACAGTCTAAACACTGGCCGCCCTGATTAGGAGCTGGACAGCTGGGACTTCCATCAGTCACCACGGTTGATGAATGCGTCCAGGCATTGCCGGCGGTCCCGTCTACACGTGCAGCTGATAATCTAATTATTAAATTCTCCGGAACCTCTTCAGGGGCTGGTAAGTACTGGCGCTCTTGCGTTGGCAGCCAGTGCTTCGTGTCAGGTGTGAGCTTGCACACTTCAATAATTTTTGCCATATGCTCTTTTGATTGAAGGTCGCCCGCGTCATGCCATCTAAACCATTTTTGACGCTTGATAACAGCAGCCATT